CATTAGATATTGAATATGTGCCAAGCTTCTAACAAGACTTTTATAAACTCCTGCAGGTCAAATATCATACCTGCAGTGGCTTATAAAAGGGTAGTGTCGCAACAAACCTTTTATGAGGGAAATGTTAAATTTAATTGTTGAATTGTTAGGGTGGGAATGAGTCTCACCCTAATAAAAACAAAGGAGATAAAACGAAATGGCAAGTAAAAAAGCTAGAGTAATAGGTGGAGGTAAATTTATATCTAATAGAGAGATAATAACAAGATACGCACCAAATGAAGGTATTATTCAAACTAGTAAACGAGCTTTAGCAAAAGCACTAAAGAAAAAGAAAAGGAGAAACTAAAATGAACAATGATGTAATTTTATATGTTCCAGACAAGATAAGAGAAGCTTGTATGAAACCAGATACAAACCCTTATGTTAAACCAAGCAGTCAAATAACAATGCCAGTTATTAAAACTGTAAAATCTGAAAGAAAAGAAAATAAAAAGCTTTTAGATTTAGCATTATTAACTGTGTTTAATCAAAGGATGCAATTAAAGAAAAGACCTTTAATAAAATATCTTAGAGACTCAACAGGCTTATCGAGTTCTATAGTATGTGGCTTTGTAAATAAATTATTTAAGGTTAGAGCTTTAGAAATAGATAAGAAATTTAAAACCAAGCCAATAGTAATTGAGGGTAAAAATTGGCGTTTACGAATGAATTTAATTTAAGTTAATAACTACGCACTTGCGATAAATGAAAGGTTGTATATATGAGTATAAATAGTAATTTAACTTTGTTACCTCAAAAGCAGGGTACTATCATACCTGCAGTACATAAACATGGTTTAGTAACTTTACAGGTTACTTTAACCAAAAGAGAAGCAGAGGGTATTCAAACTTTTGGCTCAACAGAAGCTAATGAATACCAAAAGGAAGGTTTTAAACGAGCCTTATCTAAGCTTCAGCGTACTATTGGGGAGCAACTTTAGAGTTTACCATGGGTTTAGTCGTTTTAGTCATGGTATTAGTAGCAACTGGGGTTATCATCCTTTGTTTTTCCTCCTATAAAGATAATTCCAGTGCTACATTTAATCCACAACTTATCTGTGATAATTGCAAAGGAAATGGGTACTTACGAGTATCTTTTGAAGCAGAGGAGCATATACTACAGTGTAGTAAATGTCACAGTGAAGGTATTATGAAGGGAGGTTTAAATGATTGTAAATGATAAAGGATGTCTTTTGTTATTGAGAATGAAATATTATTTTTCAGCAACAACAAGAGCTACAAGTATGTCTTTAGGTAGTCAAAAAGGTTACTTTACAGATTTAATAAATGCACCAAACAATTAATAAATAAGGAGTAAAGGATGTTTTACCGATTTTTACATGATATTTCTTTTAAATTATTCTATTGGGAATTTTATCTTGAAATTTTTGAAACAAAAACTAAACACTACGAAATTATAAATTTAAGTGTTAAGGAAAAGTTAATAATATTAGGTCATTTTAGGTGTTATATATCTAGGATGTAGAAAACACTAAGGAGGAACATAAGTGAGCAAACATAAAGATTTACGAAGGCTTCAGAATTTACTTCGTGAATTTGCTACATTAGAAAATTCATTGGTTAATTCGCAAGGATTACCATTACAAGTTGCTAGATTATTTGTAGCAATTTGTATTCATTCTGGTGAAAATAGTGAGGTGTCAACAAGTGATGTTAATGAATTGTTAGGTTTCAATTCAGCAACATTATCAAGAAACATAAACACCTTATCAAATAGACCAAAACGAAGTGGCACTGGGTTAGGTTTAATACTTACTAATGAAAATCCATTGGATAGAAGAAGTAAATTAATTAAAATTACAGCCAAAGGTAAGACACTTCAGAATAAATTATTGGACATAATGAAAGGATAAATATGCCAAGTAATGCGAAGCAATCGCCAACGAAAGGTGTTCGCCCTAATTACAACGAGAGGGGAGAAACTGTAAGTTGGTTTGTAGATGCCAGTTATACTTATGTTGATGAGGTAACTGGAGGAAAGGAAGTCAAAAGGGCTACCGCCACAGTTAAAAGCTATGAAGAAGCAGTAAGAAAAAAACAGCAACTTCAAGAGCAATTAATCTATGGTATTCCAATTCAACAAAAAGACAAGAAGTGGACTTTTGAAGAAGCCAAAGATAATGTTTATAAGAATCATTGGGAAGGTAGTAAAGCAGAGAAAACAGCTCTCATTAACTATCATACCTGCGAAGCGTTCTTTGGTAAGAATAGACCACTTGATACGATAGACGAGGATTTGATTGATGACTTTAAAGACCATTGTAAAGATGTTGGTTTAAGTAATTCAACAATCAATCGTAAGCTTTCAGCTCTTAGTAAATTATTAACTCAAGCTGTTAAGAAAAGAAGGTTAAAGCAAAAACCTTACATTGAGTTTTATAAGAAATCTAAAAGCAGGAAGAGGGTGCTTAGTGATATAGAAGAAAAGCTATTTCTGGATATATGCCAACAATGGAATATTAATGAAATATCTGATTACTTTTTATTTCTTTTAGAGACTGGTGTTAGACCTTGGAAAGAAGGTTTAATTACTAGAAAGCTAGATGTTGATTTAAAGAATAACACAATCAATGTTTGGCAAACTAAACAAAGCACTGAAAGAACAATCTTTATGACAAGTAGACTTAGAGAAGTTATTGTTAGAAGAATGAAGATAACTCAAGACCCTAAATTGAGATTATTTACATTTACTAGAGATACCTTTTTTAACTATTGGTACAAGGTTAAAGCCCAAATGGACTTAGAAAATGATGTTACATTTATACCTTATATGTTGCGTCATACCTGCTGTACTAGGTTAGCAAAAAGTAATCTAAGCTTACTGAAGATTAAAGAATGGATGGGTCATAAATCTATATTAACAACTATGGAATATGCTCATTTAAATACCCAAAGCTTAAAAGATTGTGCTAAAGCTTTGGAAAACCATAGATTAGATTTGTGATTTTCTCAGATTTAATCTATAGAATTGTTGCAAAAGGATTGCAAAAGTAATGAGAACAATGGGGGTATGGCGGAATGGTAGACGCAACGGACTTAAAATCCGTGCCATTATATGGAGTGCCAGTTCAAGTCTGGCTACCCCTACCAAATCTACTGGTCTTAAAATCAAGAGACCAGTAGGTACGTTCTCGTAGCAATCTAAAAAATCCCAGTAATCTAGGATATATACAGCAACAATTCAACTTTAACCCAATAGCTACAAGCTAGTAGTTATTTAGAACATTTTGCAATCTTTTTAATTAAAGGTTGCAAAATTGCAAGGAGCTAAGAGATGCAGTACGAAAAATATGTAAGAAATAAAGAGTTAGAAGAGGAGATGCAGTTAGTAGGAATACGAAGGTATCAATCTATAATAAATAACTCAGTTCAAAAAGGTCAAGAAAGTACAACTAAATATGGCTTACAACTTATCCAGTCGGCTATTGACCCTTTAGCTAAACAGTTAGTAGATTTTATTGATAAAGCTTATGGTGGAGCAAAAGGTAGAAGACATATTTCAGCTAAATATTTACATCTAATACAGCCAGATATTGCTTCTTTTATTATCCTAAAATCATTGATGGATAGCATAACTTTAGGACAAACATTAAACAAAGCATCTATTAGAATTGGTACAGCTTTAGAAGACCAATATAGATTTGAAATATTTAGTAATGAAAAGAGTGGATTGTTTAGGACTTTGATGAAGGACTTACAAGCTAAATCAAATTACCGATACAAGAAAAGAGTATTAACACATACTATGAATAAAAAAGATATTCATTATGAAAACTGGAGCAGTATTGATAAGCTACACATTGGTACAAAATGTATTGAGTTAGTAATTCAATCAACTGGATTAATTAAAATAGTAATGAAAAATGTAGGTAGAAAAGGGCGTAGAGATACACCTAAATATGTAGAAGCTACTGAGAAAACAATGGAATGGATTAATACAAAAAATGAAAAGAATGAAATATTAACTCCTGCATTTACACCAACTATCATACCTCCAAGAGACTGGGTACATCCATTTAGAGGTGGTTATCATAGTTCACTTATAAAACCAGTACCACTTGTTAAGGTAAGAAATAGAGGTTTCTTAGAAGAAATTTCTAATAGAGTTAATGATATGCGTACAACTTATGATGCAGTTAATACCTTACAACAAACACCTTGGAAGATAGAAAAAAGGACTTATCAAGTATTAGATTATTCATGGAATAATTCAGATAGCATTGGTAAACTTCCAACAAGAGAAGACTTACCTTTACCACCTAAACCAGATGATATTGCTACTAATGTAGATGCAAGAATTGAATGGAAAAGAAAAAGTGCAAAGGTGTATGATTATAATGCAAAGTTAAAATCAAAAAGAATACAAATAGAAAAGGTAAGACAAATAGCTAATAAATATCAAAATGAGGAAGAAATATATTTTCCTAAAAATTGTGATTTTAGAGGTAGAATTTATGACTTACCAATGTTCTTAAATCCTAGTGCAAATGATGTAGCAAAAAGTTTATTAATCTTTGCTCATGGTAAACCTATAGGTAACGAAGAGAGTTTATCATGGTTAGCAATTCATGGTGCAAATTTGTATGGTCACGATAAATTAAAACTAGAAGACAGAGTTAAATTTATAGAAGAGAATACTGAACAAATTTGTAAAGTAGGAGAAGACCCTCTTAATTTTAAATGGTGGCAACAAGCAGATAGTCCTTGGCAGTTTTTAACTTTTTGTTTTGAGTTTAATGATTTTATTAAGAGTGGAAGTAATCCAAACTTTATAACACATTTACCTATAAGCATTGACCATACCAATAGTGGCGTACAACATTTTAGTGGTATGTTAAAAGATGAAATAGGTGGAGCATCAACTAACTTAATTCCTAGTGAAACACCTGCAGACATTTATCAAGATGTAGCAGATTTAGTTAATAAGAAATTAAAAAATTCTAGTGAGATATTAGCTAAACAATGGTTAGATTTTGGTGTTAATCGTAAGACAACAAAAAGAGCTACAATGGTAAAACCATATAGTGGCACAAGACAAAGTTGTAGAGAATACATTGAAGAGCATATTATAGAAAGAGAAGAAAAAGGTGACCATCATCCTTGGGGAGATGATTTATTTAAAGCTAGTAATTTTTTATCTAAATATGTTTATGACTCAATTAATGAAACTGTAGTAAAAGCTGATGAATGTATGAAGTGGTTACAAGAAGTTAGTCGTTTAGTTAGTAGCGAAAACTTACCAGTAATATGGAATACACCTAATGGCTTCCCAGTGTTTATGGCTTACTTTGATATGGAAAGTAAACGTATAAAAACTAAAATGGGTGATTCTACAATTAAACTAACAGTTAATACAGAAACAAAAAAGATTGCAAAGAGAAGGGTAGCTTCGGCTATTAGTCCTAATTATATTCATTCACTTGATGCTAATATGCTTCAAGATGCTGTAGTTATAGCTAGTAAGAATGGTATAAAAAGTATCTCAACTGTTCACGATTGTTTTTCTGTTTTATGTTCAGATGCAATAACCATGCACAATGCAATCAGAGAAGCTTTTGTTTCTATGTATTCAAGACCAGTTTTAGAAAACTTTAAAGAACAAATAGAAAATTTATTAAGTGATAAAAATAAAAGTAAAATACCTCCATTACCAGAATATGGCAACTTAGATTTAGAGCAGGTAAAGGATAGTCTTTTCTTTTGTTCTTAATAGCTACGAGAGTGTAGCATTTAAGTACCACCTTAAGATAACAAGAAGGATATAGTATGAATGAAAATTTAAAACTAACATCTCCAAGGGGGAGATTTATATATCCTCATCTAAATAAACCAGATACAAAGTTTAATCCAGATGGGGAGTACAAACTAACTTTATCACTGACAAGTGAGGAGAGTACAAACTTACTAAAAGCTTTAGAAGAGCAAATTGAATTATCAAAAAAAGATGCAGAAGATAGAGCTAAAGGTAAGAAGGTTAAGGTAGCAGACCCACCTTATTCTATTAATGAAGAGGATGGTAATTACCAATTTAAATTTAAACTTAAAGCAAAAGCTAAGAGTTCTAAAACTGGTAATGAGTGGGAGCAAAAACCTGCTATCTTTGACTCAGATTTAAAACCTTTATCTCCAGAAAAGCAAATCTGGGGTGGCACTGAGGGTAAGGTATCTTTTGAAGTAATACGATATTTCGTACCACTTACAGGAGCAGGTATTTCACTGCGATTAAAAGCAGTACAAATACTTGAGCTTGTTGAAGGTAGTGGTGGTGATGGCTCTAAATTTGGTTTCAAAGAAGAGCAAGGTTACAAATCTGATACAGCTTTAGAAGAAGCAGTAAAAGAAATCCATCACGAAAGTTTGTCAGATGAAGAAGTACAAAGCGACTTCTAAATTCAGAAGTGGGCTTGAGGTAGATATTTCTAAATTTTTAGAAAAGAAAAAAGTTAAGTACGATTATGAAACTATGACTATAAATTATCTCAAGCCACAACAAAAAAGTTACTACAGACCAGACTTTATTCTGAGTAATGGAATTATAATAGAAGCCAAAGGTTTATTTTCTAGTTCAGATAGAAAAAAACATAAAATTATTAAAAAAGAATTTGGTGACAAATACGATATTCGTTTTGTTTTTTCTAATGCAAAAAATCGCATAGGTAAAAAGAGCAAAACGACTTATGGCAAATGGTGTGACTTGTTTGGTTTCAAGTGGCACTGCATAAGAACAACTGGCGAGTACATCCCACAAGAATGGTTAAAAGAAAATGGCTAGAAAGAAAACAGAATACATCTTTATTCATTGTTCAGCTACAAGACCTTCGCAAGACTGGGTAGACGCAAAAGAGATTGATAAGTGGCATAGGGAGAGGGGCTTTTTTGGAATAGGTTATACGTTTGTAATAACTCGTTCTGGTAAAGTTGAAGAAGGCAGAAATATTGACGAGCCTACAGCAAGTCAAAAAGGTTACAATCATAACTCAATTTCAATCTGTATGGTAGGTGGTGTAACAGAAGACGATATACACAAAGCCGAAGATAATTTTACAGAGAAACAATGGGAAGGTCTTAAAGATTTACTCATTGGAATGATGCGTAAATATCCAGATGCAAAGGTTGTAGGACACAATGAATTTAGTCCTAAAGAATGTCCAAGTTTTGACGTTCAAAAATATATGAAGGAAAATTTTTAATTAAATAATTTGAGAGAGGAAATATGTTAGCTAAAGAACAATCACAATTTTTAAAACATGAAAGCTGTCCTAAGTGTGGCAGTAAAGATAATTTAGCAAGATATACAGACCATGCTTACTGCTTTAGTAGTGATTGTGGTTACTATGAAAAAAATGGTGAAGCTGTAAAGTTAGTTAAAAATAATATTTCTAATTTACTAAAAGGTGAATTTAAAGATTTAATTAAAAGAAAAATTAGTGAAGAGACTTGTAAGAAGTTTGGTTAT